GCACTCGCAAAAAAGAAGATGACGATGAAATCGTTGCACGAACAGTTGGACAGGCTATTGCGATTGAATGATTATCCTGTATTTGAAGGGTATCAGGATTATTTGAAAGACCGTGCCATTGCCCATGCGGAACGTGAATATGCCCTGCTGAAAAAACGCATCTACATCCAATCTCAGGGGATTGAGTATGACGAGGACTTGTACCAAGCTGGGGAATATGACGAAATTCTCGCTGATTATACGGAATAACATCCTCTTTACATCAAGCAGCCTTTGGGCTGCTTTTGTTTTGCACTTGACAGCATGAAACACTTTTGGTATAAAATGCTATATTTCGGAGAAAGTTGCGAATCGGCGATTTTCTCCTTTTGTTTTTTGGCTGCCTTCGGGCGGCCTTCCTTATTAAGGAAGCTCGATATGGCAAAAGCAAAACGCCCAGTCGGGCGACCGACAACATACAGTCAAGAAACAGCAGATAAAATCTGTGAACTGATCGCCCGTGGCATGAGCTTACGGGCGATTTGTGCATCTGCGGATATGCCTGCGGGCGGCACAGTGCATCGTTGGCTGGCGGAACACCAAGATTTTCAGGAGCAATACGCGCGTGCGCGCGAAGAGCAGGCAGACGGCTTTGCCGACGAGATTATCGACATTGCCGATTCTGTCGCCCCTGAAACAGGTGAAGTGGCGAAAGCCAAGTTACAAATCGACGCCCGCAAATGGAAGGCCGCCAAGCTCGCGCCGAAGAAGTACGGCGAGAAGCTGGAATTAGATGCTGATATGCGCGTGAAGGTAGAGACCCGCTCGCTGGAAGATATTTTCAAGTAACCCTATGGCCAATCCGTATTTCAAGCCGCTTATCCGCAAGGCTCGTTACAAGGTGCTGTATGGCGGGCGCGGTAGCGGGAAATCGTATTTCTTGGCGGAATTGGCGGTGGAAGTATCGCGCCGCATCGGCACGGTCATCCTGTGCGCCCGTGAGTTTCAAGGCTCGCTGGATGATTCGGTCTACCAACTATTGATTGAGACCATCGAGCGTTTAGGCTACACGGATGAGTTTGACATCCTGAAATCCACCATCACCCATAAAGGCACGGGCGCAAAGTTCGTGTTTTACGGCATCAAGAACAATGTGACCAAAATCAAATCGATTCAGGGCGTCGGCGTGTGCTGGGTGGAAGAAGCCGAAGCAGTAACGAAGAATTCATGGGATGTATTGATACCGTCCATCCGTGGCGATAAGAACGCGGAAATATGGGTCAGTTTCAACCCAAAAAACATTTTGGACGACACCTATCAGCGGTTCATCGTCCACCCGCCCAAAAACAGCATTGTCTTGAAGGCCAACTACGACATCAATCCGCATTTTGCCGATACGCCGCTGCTGGCCGATATGCTCGAATGCAAAGAGCGGGACGAAGACCTTTACCGTCATATTTGGCTGGGCGAGCCGGTGGCCGATAGTGAGCTGGCGATTATCAAGCCGAGCTGGATTGAAGCCGCTATTGATGCGCATGAAAAACTGGGCTTCTCAGCCGCAGGCCGGCGCATTCTTGGCTTTGACGTGGCTGACGAAGGCGATGATGCCAACGCCACTGTATTGCGGCACGGCTCAGTCGTAACCGATATGCAGCAATGGCGCGGCCAAGACGTGATTTATTCCGCCGACAAGGTTTACCTATACGCCCAAGAGCAGGATATTGACCGCATTGTGTATGACAACATCGGCGTGGGCGCTGGTGTGAAAGCGCAGTTCCGGCGTAAGAACGGCAAGGTGCAGACGCTAGGCTTCAATGCCGGCGGTGCGGTGTATAAGCCCGATGCCAAGTACACCGACGACAAGAGAAACCGCGACATGTTTGCCAACATCAAGGCACAGGCATGGTGGATGGTGCGCGACCGCTTCTATAAAACGTGGCGCGCCGTCCATCACGGGGATAATTACCCCGAAGACCAACTTATCAGCCTTTCAAGCAGCCTGCACGAATTGGAATACCTGACTGCCGAACTGAGCCGTCCGCAAGTGGATTACGACCAAAACGGGCGCGTGAAGGTGGAGAGCAAGAAAGACATGAAAAAACGCGGCATCCCCAGCCCGAACCGTGCGGACGCGCTGGTCATGGCCTTTGCCCCCGTGCAGGGCGGACTGAACATCAATCCCAAGATATTGAGCGGACTATGAGTAAGAAAAAGAACAAGCCGAACGCTAATGCCAAGGCCATGCGCCGTGCGTTGCAAAGGCTACCTGAAAAGCAGCCTGCATCATACAGCTTAGATTTCCCAGCCCTGCCGGCCGGCGTGAAGCCAAACGGTATAGCGATGGACAACAGCCCCTTAGGAAACTTCGGGGCTGATTGCTTTTTCGGCACCGGCTTTATCGGTTATCCGCGCTTGGCTGAGTTGGCGCAGATTTCCGAATACCGCAGCGTGAGCGAAACCACCGCCAACGAAATGACCCGTCAATGGATAGAAATCAAATCCGTGGGCGAAGAAGACAACAGCGAGGCCATTAAACAGATTGAGGAATGCTACGAGCGGCTGAACGTGCGGGGTGTGTTCCGCAAGGCCATCGAAACAGACGGCCTGTTCGGGCGCGGCCAGATACTGGTGCAAATCAAAGACCACGACGGCAAGCTCGCCAATCCGCTGCTCTTGACCGAAAAAACCATTGCCAAAGGCAGCCTGAAAGCCTTAGTGAACATCGAACCGATGTGGACAACCCCTGCGCCGTACAACGCCATCGACCCTACCCTGCCCGACTTCTACAAGCCGAAGGCATGGTATGTGATGGCACAGGAAATCCATGCCAGCCGACTGTTTACCCTGATTTCCCGCCCCGTGCCGGATATGCTCAAACCCGCCTATAACTTCGGCGGCGTGAGTATGACCCAGCTTATGATGCCCTATGTGGAACGCTGGCTGCGTACCGTGGATTCCGTCAGCGACCTGCTGCACAGCTTCTCTTTGTCCGGCATCAAAACCGACATGAGCGCGATATTGAGCGGCAGCGACGACGGCGACATCAACATCATGCTCCGTGCCGAACTGTACAACCGTTTGCGCGACATCCGCGGCCTGATGCTGTTGAGTAAAGACGAAGAAGAGTTCTTCCAGTTCAACACTCCGCTTTCCGGCTTGGATGCGCTGCTTGCACAGTCTCAAGAGCAGATGGCCGCGCCCAGCCATACGCCGCTGGTGAAGCTGCTCGGCATCACGCCAAGCGGCCTGAATGCCAGCACGGAGGGCGAGATTGACGTTTACTACGACCACATCCGCGCCATGCAGGAAAACCTGCTGCGTGACCCGTTGGACAAGTTGCTCAAGCTGGTGCAACTGCACCTCTTCGGCAAAGTAAACGACAACATCACGTTCGACTTCGTGCCATTGCAGCAGATGAACGAAACCGAGCTTTCCACCATCCGCAAATCCGATACCGACCGCGACGTGGCCTACATTCAGGCTGGCGTGGTGTCAGCAGAGGAAGTACGCGGACGGCTGGCGAGCGAGCCGGACAGCGGCTACAACGGCATTGACGTAGAAGATGTGCCTGAAATGCCCGATGACGGCTTTTCAGACGGCCTGAACGACGGCGGAGGGGAAGAAGGCGAGGAACCCGCCGCCCCAAAGCCTGAACCTGCCCAAGATGCCGAATGGGACGAAAGCAAACATCCGCGTGCGGAGAATGGGCAGTTCGGGGAGGGAAACAGGCAGCCTGAAAAACAAGACGGCCACCCCCAAGTAGAGATGCCCGAAATTAAGGGTAACGAACTGGGCTTGTGGTCGAGCATGAAGGAACTGCGCGAGAAAGCCCGGGCGTTTGCACGACGGTTTGTCGGGAAGACTTTTAAAAACCGAGAAACTGGACATGAAATCATGGTTTCCATGAGTGGGGTTAAGCACACCATCGCACACGGAAACGACGGACTGGTTAAAACCATCCCGATTATTCCGGATATGTTGCAGGCTGCACATTTCCTTCACGCAGAGAAGCCAAAAATTGCAGACAGTAATGTTCTCGAAGTTGAGAAATATTCGGTAGATGTGGCGATTGAAGGAGAAGTAAAGCGGATGCTGATTACAGTGAAACACCAAACAGACGGCAGACGTTATTACGACCACGGATTTTGGGCAGACAAATGAAAAAGGCAACGTTTAATCTACGGTATATCGCCAGTTGCTAAGACTGGGTTATTGAACCGCCGTTGCCTTGGAGGGCAGCATTTGTTTCAGGCCAGCACCTTAGCGCGTTCATATTACGCCACCTCTTTGCCTGTACAAATACCGCTTGATTCCATTGTATGCCAGCCAACCACCGAAAGCAAGCCATGAAACTGTCCGCCCCCTCCGATAAAGACGTCATCCTCAAGCCT